TAGAGCCTTTGATTTGGGATAAGGCTTGCCAAGATAATAATTGGAAATCAATCGAGCAACCTGGTTATGGAAAAGGTTATGTTGAAGTTCTTAAATACTGGCGTGAATACATAAGGCTTTTAAATGAGTTGAGAGAAAAAGGCTATACGATTATGCAAATAGCACACAATCAGATTAAGCGTTTTGAATCTCCAGAAATAGAAGCATTTGATCGCCACGAATTAAAGTTGCACAGAAAAGCATCTGACTTAATTTTAGAACATAGCGATTGCTGTTTCTTTGCAAATTTCAAACTTGGCACAGTCCAAGTAAAAGGTAAAGGTGGCAACATGACGACAAAAGCTGTCGCAGGCGATAGGGTAGTATATACAGTAGAGAAGCCTGCTTACTTGGCAAAAAACAGATATGCGCTTCCAGAATCCCTACCTTTTGATTGGGAAACTGTTCGTGCGGAGATGTTGAAGTAATGGAAGAAGAAGTAATTTATTGTGATGAATGTGACAGAGAAGCTATTTATAAATGGGATGGCATCTTTGTCTGTTCATCGTGTTTAAAAACTACATTAAAAAAAGAGGTAAAAAATGGATCTTGAACAATATGGTGGCTTAGAAGTAAGCCAAGAAGATGAACAAATAGCGCCTGGCAAATATGTCATGCAATATTTAGAAGAAACAGAAATCAGAAATGATAGTGGTTGGATAGGGTGTCGTATGACTTTTCAAATACAAGGCCCTAAACATCAAGGTCGTTTGGTTTCTGGTTTATTTACAGTTGCTAATCCGAATTCGCCAAAGTCGGTAGAGATTGGTAAAACAGAACTGTCAGCACTTGCTAGTAGCTGTGGTCTTACTGAGCTTAAAAATACTGAGCAACTAAAAGGTATTAGGTTTAATGGTGTTGTCAAAATTAATGACAATGGCTACGCAGAACTTGATCCTGCTTATGGAAAAAACTTTAGTAGAGCCGATCAAGGCGAATCTATTATTCCAAAAGAAGAAGTAGCTACGCCAAAGCCAGTAGAGGTTGATCCTTTAGACAGCGAAGAAATCCCTTTTTAGATGAAGAAAAGTTCGTTGTGTGGGGAGTGTGGACTCCCTGCACAAGGGTTTCTTTACAAACATAACTATGTTTATTATGGTAGTTGCTCAATGGAGCATTTAGAGAGAATAAAGGAGAGAATTGAAAAAGGAGAAAAACTTGCTAGAAAATCTTATACAAACAAAGATGGAATTGCATACGCAAGGAAAGAAAGCAAGGAGAAATACTTAGAGATTGCAAAACAGACTGGTAGCTTTGAGCTACACAAATGGTCTAACGAACAAAGAGATTCTTTTTTCAATACAATAATTTTAAATTACTTGGATTTTGAATCCGAGCTAGGTAAAGATAATGGATCTGACTAAATTTTATGAGAATGGTTTAGTATTAGACAAAGAATTACATTTTGGAAGTGGCAAGGATATTTCTGATGCTATCAACCAAATGAATGACGATGGTTTAGCAGTTAGTTTTATAGATACATCTGGAGAAGTTATCAGATGTATGGTCAAAGCAAGTGCGACTACAAGGCCCGATAAGAGTAATGAAAAGTCTGGGTGGTATGTCTATAACGAGAACAAAGGTTATATCACTATTGTTTATGGCAACTGGCGTACAGGCGAACAAAAGAAATGGTCAAACACCGATGTCAATAAACTTTCTTTGCGAGAGCAAAACGAATTAAAAGCCAATATTGCTCACAACATAGAGCGGAGTAAGAAAGAAAGAGCTAAAAGGCACGATGAAGTAGCTAAAGATTGCCAAGAAAGATTTAAAAGTGCCATAGATTGTGTGAATCACGATTACCTCACGAAGAAAAAAATTAAAAATTATGGGTTAAAAACAATAAGAGATTCTCTTGTTGTTCCCTTATATTCTACAATCAATGTCAAGCCTGAGATTAGATCGTTGCAATACATAGATAAGAAGGGCGAGAAAAGATTTGTCAGCGCAAGTGAAGTCAAAGGTAGTGTTCATATTGTTGGTTTTGCTTGGTCAGAGTGGCAAGACTTAGATCAAGTTTTAGTTGTTGAAGGCATAGCGACAGCATATTCAGTATTTGAAGCAACGAACTTACCAGTTTGCTGTGTGTTCTCAGCTAATTTTGGACTTACCGCCATTAACAATTTAAGAAAACTTACTAAAGCTAGATTCATTATTTGCTTTGATAACGATTCAAACTCTGTTGGACAAAAGAAAGCAGAAGAAATTACCTCAGCAATCAATAATACAGTTGTCAGATTGCCTTCCATCGTTGGCGACTTCAACGACTTACACCAAGAGCAAGGTTTGGATGCAGTTAGAAATGAAATCTTAGATCGTGGTTTGCCTTTAAAACAATTCAATATCAAGTTTCTAAAAGGCGAGATACCGAAAAGAGAATGGTTAGTAGAAAATTTTATTGAGCTTGGGAAACCAGGAATCATGGCAAGTATTGGTGGCATAGGTAAATCCATGTTGGCATTAGACTTATGTTTAAAAGTTGCTCATGGCTCTGGGTCCTGGTTAGGCAATCCGATTGTAAGTTCTGGGAGTGCGGTTTATTTGAGTGCGGAAGATGATGCTCAAGAATTGCATAGACGAGTAGATTCATTGGATAAAGAAGGCAAAAGGTTTGAAGGTTTAAACGAAGTCTATGCTTTACCAATTCCTAGCATGAAAGAAAGATTGATTGTCTTAGGCGATACCAGTTCACAAGGTTTGCATACAACAGCACAAGGAGATGAATTGATTACTGCCTTAGAAAGCATAGATAATTTAAAGTTGGTGGTAATAGATCCTATTCAAAGTTTTGTAAGTGCGAGTATCAGTAGTTCCAATGAAGCAGGTCAGATGTATGCGAGTTTTTGCGCTAGTATTTCCGCAAGACTAGGAGCTACAGTTTTAAGTATTCACCATTTTTCAAAGCAAGGCCTAGTTGGTACTGAAGATAACATGACAGCAAGAGCAAGTATTCGTGGCGCAAGTTCGCTTGTCGATGCACACAGATTCGCATTAGCGTTGTATTTGAGTTCGGAAGAAGAAGCAGAACGTTTGTGTTTGCAAAATGGCGTAGAATTTGACAGAACAAGAGTTGTGAGAGCAAGTATGGTTAAGTCAAATAGCGAAATAGATTATTCGGTAAAGACTTTGTTTAGAAAAGACGTTGTGCTTGAGCCGATAGAAGATATCAAAGGAGGTATAAATTGGGATTAAGAGTTTTAAGTTTATTTGATGGCATGAGTTGTGGGCAGTTGGCTTTGCAAAGACTTGGTATTGAAGTTGATACTTATTATGCAAGTGAAATAGATAAGTATGCAATCCAAGTCACACAAGCAAACTTTCCAGAAACAATTCAAGTTGGCGATGTTTGTGAGTTAAAAGTAGAAGATTATCAAGACGTAGATTTAATTTTAGCCGGTAGTCCATGTCAAGGTTTTAGTTTTGCCGGAAAACAATTAGCTTTTGACGATCCACGATCTGCATTGTTTTTTGAATTTATTAGGATGTTAAAAGGTATTAAACCAAAGTATTTTCTTTTGGAAAACGTCAAAATGAAACAACAATTTCAAGATGTCATTACTGAACAAGTATCAGCCTGCTATCCAGATTTTGAAGGTGGCGATTTATTTGGCAGTCAAATAAAACCTGTTTTAATAAACTCAGCTTTAGTAAGCGCACAGAATAGACAGAGATTATATTGGACTAATATACCTAATATTGAACAACCAAAAGATAAAGGCATAGTTCTTAAAGATATTCTTGAAGAAAATCCAGATGAAAAATATAAACTTTCTAATGCAAAGGTTGATAGAGTTTTAAATTCTCCAAGAGGTAAAGGTTTCTTTTATAATGAGGATTCAGAAAAAATCGGAACTTTGATTGCAGGTTATTATAAACAGCCAACTGATGCGAATTATATTGAAACCAAACCTAAACAAGTGGGTATAGCTACAGATATAAAAGGACACGACATACTTAAAAGAGTTTATTCTCCAGATGGCAAATCGCCAACATTAAACTCAATGGGTGGTGGCAATCGTGAACCAAAAGTTGTATCTGGTGCTTGGCTAGGTAGATACAAAGAAGATGGTGCGACAGAGCAAAAGTTAGATTTGAATCAAAGTGGTAAGTCAAATAGTTTAACGACTGCGCAAAAAGATAGCGTAGTGGTTTCTACCAAACCTAATCAAATTAACTCAAGTAAAAAAGCTGGTGGCAAACAACCTTATATGCAAGACAGAGTATTTCATAAAAAAGGTAAATCACACGCTTTGACAAGATCTTTTGCTGATAGAACAAATGTTGGCGAAGAAAATAAACTATCATGGCGTAAGCTCACTCCTTTGGAGTGCGAAAGATTGCAAACAGTCCCAGACAATTACACTAATCATGTATCAAAGACACAAAGATATAAGATGTTGGGTAATGGTATGACTGTTGATGTTATCGTTCACATTTTGAATAATATGGAACTATGAAAAAGGAAGAATACGATCCAAGCGACTTATCTATAAAAAATGCTTATGCTACTCGTTGGATTTGGTATCACACGTTATTAGGTTTATTACTACTAATGAGCAACATACTTTTAATTTCTATTCTGACGATCCTGGCGGTTAAGTTATGAGTTTTATCAGAAGAAGAAAGAAAAAGAATCGTAAGGCGGAGAAAGAATATAACGAAGCGTTGTGGAAAGCGTACCCCAAGAAAAAGAAAGATGAGCAAGATTGATCCAGAACATTATAAGTTTGGTGGTGTTGAATGTATTGACGCTATCAAAAGCAGTCTTAGTCCAGAACAATTTAGAGGGTATCTCAAAGCCAGTATTATTAAATATCTATGGCGGTATGAGAAAAAGAACGGCTTAGAGGACTTAGAGAAAGCAGATTGGTTTTTAAGAAAATTAAGATATGAGGTAGAGAATGAGTAAAGGAGACTGGCAAAGGCCAGTAAATAAAAAGAAATTTGACAAAGAATTTGAGAGAATTTTTAAAAAAAAGAAGGAGAAAAGAAGTGATAAAGATACTACAAGGTAATTGCTTAGATAAGTTAAAAGAATTACCAGACCAATCAATCAATACTTGTATTACTAGTCCGCCTTATTGGGGTTTGAGGGATTATGGTACAGCAGAATGGGAAGGCGGTGATGAAAATTGCGATCATATAAATGCAAATAAAATAGGTGGTCAAGGAGTTAAATCAAAAAAACAACATACATCGATTGGAACGCAAAATTTCCAACACCAAAAAGTTTGCTTTAAATGCGGTGCAGTCAGAAAAGATAAACAACTTGGGATGGAAGATACGCCAGAAGAATTTGTTGATAACTTGGTAAAAGTATTTAGAGAAGTTAAACGAGTGTTGCGAGATGATGGTACTGTTTGGCTTAACTTAGGAGATAGTTATTCGAGCGGTGGTAGAACTACAACAACTAATCAATCTTTGCGAGGAGATAAAGATTATGGAGTGACAAGACCAAAACCAAGTAAAGGCATAAAACCAAAGGATTTAATCGGTATTCCCTGGCGAGTAGCCTTCGCTTTGCAACAAGATGGTTGGTATTTAAGGCAAGATATTATCTGGCACAAGCCTAATCCTATGCCCGAAAGTGTCAAAGATCGTTGTACCAAAGCACACGAATACATATTTTTATTAAGTAAGAGTCCAAAGTATTATTTTGATAATGAAGCGATAAAGGAAGATAGTGTTACTTCTACTGAGCAACAGATTAAAAAAAGAAATAAAAACTTCAGAGAAAATGCCAAAGGTACTAAAGAAAAATATTTAAAACAAAATTTTGCTAATGATAAATATACAAACGAGGTTTTTAAAAAAAGAAATAAACGCTCAGTCTGGACAGTCACAACCAAACCATTTAAAGGCGCACACTTTGCAACTTTTCCAATGGATTTGATCGAGCCATGCCTGCTATCGGGCTGTCCAGAAAATGGCACTGTTTTAGACCCCTTTGGCGGAAGTGGTACGACAGGCATTGTCGCTAGTAATCATAATCGTAAGGCAGTTTTAATCGAACTGAACGCAGAATATATTGAAATTGCTAGGCAAAGAATACAAGATCAAGGCGGATTATTTACCGATTTACAAATAATAAGTGGCGATTCTAAGGTACTAAATGGCGATTCTAGGGTATAAAGTGGAGAATCTAGGGTACTATCTGGCGATTCTAGCGGACAATATCCATACATATACATATATGTATAGAAAGCGTGTTGCTTTAGGCAACAACGCTTTCTAATTTTGTTATGTGGTGGGTAGTAGAAGAAATTGAAAACGAGAGCTCTAGTGCGTTCGTGCAGACGAGCGTAGCGAAGCGTTATCGTTCGTTTGGAGAAGCAAAGAAGATCGTCTGGCAGTGGTATCGTGCAAACGTTGGGAGAAATGATTTATCACCTGCTAGTAAGTTAACTTTATGGGCTTTGTGTGAAAGGCATAGGTTAGAAACTTGGAGTTCACACGATAGCAATAGATATTATGCGCTCATGTGTGGCATGAGTCATAAGACAGTTAGTAATGCGTTGCTTGAGTTAGCGAGTGCGGAAAAGAATATTATCTGGTTAGCGGATGAGGAGAATAAGACGCTTATGCGTAAGAGCAAGCGTGGGATTCGTAGGCACATTCTTTTGGTTGGCTTGAATAAATTATTGAGAGAAGAATTACCTGCCGGAAATTCTTAAGTTCTTTCCGCGTTGCCTTCTCGCGTTTTTGTTGAGCGTGGAAGATTTAATTCTATTCTTCCTAGATTGCGAAGTTTTCTTTTTTACTGGTATTGGGCGTGGGGTCTGAGTTTTTGATCTTTGCATGGTTTAGTGGAAGGAAGGTTTCAAGGGGAGAATTATCATTATGAAAAAGAAACCTTCCTTCGCTAATTAATTAACTACGATACATTTTATCAAGTTCTATGGTTTTTGATATCCAAACTTGCTTGAATTCTAAAGACTTAGCTTTAAGTATAGCAGTCTTTAAGTTAGATCGTCTTTTAAAATATAGTTCTTTATTCATGGTTATCTCCTTTTGAAAAAAATATATTGTTTGCATAGTCGATGGCTTGTTTTTCGGTTAGTCCTTTTTTCAAACCTTCTTCGACCAAATACTCCAAGTGTGCTTGTACTAGAAAATTTCTGCTCATGCGCCCTCCTTTATTAGTTCATCATACGAAAAATAATCTTTGACTTTATAAATTGCTTCTATTTTGGTAATTTCATCTTCTGGGTACATTGGATTTCCGTCATGTACGCAAATACTTTTCCCAATTAAATCACTTGGTTTATTAATATTTTCATACTCCGTAAACTCAAAACAATTCCAAACTTGAGAGTCTATTTCTGCAAGATAAGTTTCTTGACTGTCATCAATATCCCAACCGGCCCAATCGTCTGAAAATTTATCATTTCCTAAAGCAATTAAAATACCGCTACCGCCAACAGTAGAACATTCCAACACTAAACTATCTTTCTGGTTTTCCCTATTGGTAAATTTTACTTCTTCCATTTTATTTCTCCTTTTGGTTAAAGTTTGGGTTAAGTCTAATTTCTCTATCGAAATCATTTTCAACTTCAACTGGTTTAAAGTTTTCAAGTAGTGCCTTGCAATATGCAACTTCTCCTTCTAGTTTCCTTGCGGTTTTAAAAGACATTATCTTTTGTTGATAATATTCCTGACGCAATTCGTTTTCCAGATCGTATATGCGAGTTTCTAATTGATCTTTGTTAAGACTGTCTAAGTAATCTTTATTCATGGTTATTTCTCCTCTAATAATTTATCTCTTTTCTCAATAAAATCATCATCTTCAACATTCCAAGTAAGCCAACCGCCAAAATAATACATAGTCTTACCGTTTATTATTTCTGGCTTAATTAGAGATAATTCTTCAAGAAATTCTTTGTCACATTCCTTATTATTGAAATCAATTTTCATGTTTTTCATAAACTTATTGAATTCAGATTCTTCAAGATAAGGCATCGCCCAACCATTCCAACCTTTACTGTTTGCATCTAACCAACAATCGTAAATTAAACTTGGATCTTGGTTTTTTTCATAATAATCGTCAAAACATACTTTTGACTTAAAGAGCATATTATTTTCTCTCATAGTTATTTCTCCTTAAAAAATTTTTGTTTTATGTAATCAATCATATCTTCTTCAGTTGCTTTTAAGCACCATATAGAAAATTCTTTATGTTCTTCATTGGTCATAAGACTTTCAACCAAATTAAACATTTCATTAGCTAAAGAAACATTATCTGTCCAATAGTATTCCCATTTTTCCTCTCTTATAGAAACTGGATAATTTCTAGGATCAACTTCTTTGATAATGTTTTTTATTCTTTGTTTTGTTTTTTCGATTTTCATTTTATTTCCTTAATTACATCTAAATAAACTTCATCATTTATTAAAGTTCTTGCCATTCTCATAATTTTTGCCCTTTCTTCTTTGTTAAGAATACAAAGCAAATCAAAAAACTGAATATTGCCATGCCTACCATCTGGCAAGTCATACCTAATATCTGTTATTTGTATTTCGTTTATATTAAATAAATTTTCTTCCATTTTTATTTCTCCTCATTCCATTCAAATTCCCAACCAAGTTTAAGACATAACTTTTTATAAGTTTCTTGCCCACCGGTAGTCAATAATTGATAATCCCAACCTAAATCATCAACTAAATCAGCAATTATCTGATACTGTTTAACTCCTATTTTTGAGATAAGTTCTTTTTCATTGCCATTCATTTTTATTTCTCCTATAAAAAAAGGATGTAGCGTTTATGCTACATCCTCAAGTTTTGCTAAATATTCCCAGACTATTTCTTCGCCAATAATATAAACATACATATTCACGACTCTTTCTGGATCTGATAAATCGGTAGAAACTTCCCCAAAATTATCTTGCTCATAATCTTTAATAAAATTAATTACATCAAATGCCATATTACCTAGCCATTCTTTGGCTTGATAAGTGCCAATGATGTAATAGTCAGTGTTAAAAGCGTAATAGTGAATAGCATCATAAGCATCAGAAGCAATTCTGACTATTTCATCTATCCAATCAGCATCTTGGTCCTTAATAAAATCATCAAAGTATTCTTTGATTTCTTCTTTTTTATAGTCCATTGATAATTCTCCTTTAATTAGTTGTTTGTTATTTCTTCAATATATTGAATTGCTTGTTCAACAGTCTTAATATCTCTAAAAAGAGTTCTGTGTTGCACATTATTTTGGTCATAAACTTCCCATTGTTTAGCTGAACAATTTAGTTTTTTTATTGTCCAATTTTTATATTGAAGTTCAATCGAATCCCAAAGGTCTTTGGAATTTTTCGCTTTAGTTTTTGTCATGTTCTCACCTTTAATTAAATTAATACATGTATTTTTGCATGTATCAATATCACAGTCAAGCATTAAATGACATTTTTTATCACTTTATATATAAGTAATAAATAAGCATTTTAGTGAATAAATGATCTAAAAATATTAAAATTAGTTTATGGAAAAGAAAAAACCAGGTAGGAAAGCAATTAATTTAGATCATAATGAAATAGAACGTTTAGCAGGAATGGGTTTAAATGAGCGTCAAATATGCGCTAGTTTAGGGATTAATCCCTCAACGCTTACAAGAAAGAAACATATTAAGAGCATAAAGCACGCATTGGAAAAAGGGCGCGCATCCGCTATAGCTCAAGTGAGTTCACAATTATTTAATAATGCAATGGAAGGCAAAGAAACAAGTGCTATTTTTTTCTTAAAGAATCGGGACCCCGATAACTGGAAAGATAGAAACATTTTAGAAACTAATCACACGATCAATTTAAGTCACGTTATCAACTCCGCGCGTGAGCGCATACCAGGTGGAGCTCAGACTGCGAAACGCCTTGATGAGTCAATAGACAAAGGACAGAGCATTTTCTTAGATAACAAAGGAACAGGCAAAAATGGTTCTGGCTCTCTCTCTCCTTCCAAAACAAAGACAGAATCATAGAGCGATAAGGTGTTATCTTTTTCTCCGCACTTTATCGCTCGACCAAATCGCAGGGCCCCCCTTTGCGCGCAGGCGTGGTAGCGTTATATATATTTAACTAATGAACTAATTTTTTTTAATTTTATGAAATATGGTGTAGAAGCAGAAAAAGAACTAATGACTGAGCTTTGGTCAATGAATATCAAAGATGATCCATTAAACTTTGTAAAATTCGTCTTTGAGTGGGGAAAAGAAGGCACCCCCCTTGAAAACTTTACTGGCCCAAGAAAGTGGCAAGAAAAAATTACGCTCAAGAACATGGGCAGAATTAGGAAAATGGCTAACTTTAGCCATAAATTCACATTGGTTTAACAAAACTGCTACGACTATCAGACCTGCACAATGGTTTGAAGAAGCCTTAATTCGTGATTTAAAGATAGATACTGGCTATTACTACGCACAAGCGCAACTTTGGAGTGAAGAAAATCCAGACGCATTTGCCGGAATTCACTCAAGTTATGGTGTTTGTTTGATTATGGATGAGGCGTCAGGTATTCCTGCACCGATTTACAGCGTTTCTGAAGGATTTTTCTCAGAACCGACAGCAGATAGGTATTGGTTTACGTTTTCTAACCCTAGAAGGAATACTGGGCCGTTTTATGACTCTTTTCACAGCAAACGCTCGTACTGGAATCAAGAACAAATCGACTCACGCACAGTCGAAGGCACAGATAAAGAGCTGTTTCAACAAATGCTCGAACAATATGGCGAAGATTCAACAGTCGCACGTGTGGAGGTATTGGGCGAATTCCCACGTGCTGACGATGACACAGTAATTCCAATGGAATTAATCAAAGCAGCGGTAGATCGTGATGTTGCGCTTTCAGCAAGCGCACCGATTATCTGGGGATTAGACGTTGCTCGTTATGGCGGTGATAATTCTGCTCTCTGCGTACGTCAGGGAAATACAGTCTTAGAACTAAAATCTTTTCAGTCTATGGATTTAATGCAGTTATGTGGTGCAATTAAAAACAAATACGATGATTGCACCGCTTTAGAACGCCCACAAGAAATTTTGATTGATGTGATCGGTTTAGGCTCTGGAGTGGTAGATAGATTAGCCGAACAGAACTTGCCTGTGCGTGGAATTAATGTTGCCGAAGCTCCGGCTACGAAAAAAAATTATTTGAATCTCCGAGCAGAGTTGTGGTTTTCAATAAAAGATTGGTTGGCGCAGCGTGATTGCAGACTTCCTAATGATGATGAGCTTGTTTCTGAATTAGCTGCGCCTATCTACAAATATACCTCATCTGGAAAAATAAAACTCGAAAGCAAAGAA